AATTCTGGGGACGATGTAACTGTCAATGTTAGCGCAGGAACAGGAACTGTAACAAGCGTTGCTTTATCAGGTGGTACAACAGGATTGACTGTTACTGGTAGCCCAATTACAACAACTGGCACTATCACTTTGGCTGGTACTCTTGATGTTGACAATGGCGGCACAGGACAAACAAGTTATACAGATGGTCAATTACTGATTGGAAATACAACAGGTAATACATTAACAAAGACAACATTAACTGCTGGCTCTGGTATAGCAATTACAAATGGTGGTGGTTCAATAAGTATTGCCGCAACAAATAGCGGAACAGTTACTGCTGTTACAGGAACTTCTCCAGTAGTGTCTAGTGGAGGAGCGACCCCTGCAATTAGCCTAGCATCTGGATATGGTGATACTCAGAACCCTTACGCAAGTAAGACTGCTAACTTTGTTTTAGGCGCACCTAATGGGGTTTCTGGAGTACCAACATTTAGAGCAGTTGTTGCGGCAGACATTCCTACATTGAATCAAAACACAACAGGAAGCGCCGAAACTCTAACAAATACACGCACATTGTGGGGTCAAAACTTTAACGGCTCTGCAAATGTATCGGGTTCTTTATCTAGTGTGACCACACTATCTTTGACAGGTGCTGTTACATCAACATCAACTTCGCCAATAAGTTTTCAGGGAAATTCTAATACTGGTACATATAACCAAACAGTTGTTTATAGTAATCAAAATAATACAACCTTAACTAACACAAATGGAATTTTTATTGAAAGAGGTAGACTTTCAGATTCTCCATCAGCCGAAGTTAGATATTTTGTAATAGGCGCTAGAGGTGGGCAAGTTCAATTTAGTGTTGATGGCACAGGAGATACAGTAGCGGCTGGTACTATGACTGCTACTACTTTTAATGGTAGTGCCGCAGGATTAACTTCATTTCCAACTTTAAACCAAAATACTACTGGTACAGCATCTAATGTGACAGGGATTGTTGCGGTTGCTAATGGTGGAACAGGTACAGCAACACCTAGTTTAGTGGCTGGCACAAACATTACAAGTATCACAGGCACTTGGCCTAATCAAACAATTAACGCAAGTGGCGGTTCTGGCACAGTAACAAGTGTTGCCGCTACTGCTGGAACAGGCATCAGTATTACTGGTAGTCCAATTACTACATCTGGTACTTTAAATATTACCAATACTGCACCAGATCAGACGGTAGTATTGACTGCAAGTACGGGCATTAGTACATCAGGAACCTATCCTAACTTCACAATCACCAATAGCGCACCTGACCAAACAGTTGCCTTAACTGCGGGAACAGGAATTAGCACAAGTGGCACGTATCCTAACTTTACAATTACCAATTCTGCACCAGATCAGACTGTTTCTTTAACAGGTGCGGGTACGACTAGTATTACTGGAACATATCCTAACTTTACGATTACTTCCAATGATTCGACAACTGGTACTGTAACAAGCGTTGCGGCACTTACATTAGGCACAACAGGGACTGATTTAGGTTCTACTGTGGCTAATGGAACTACAACTCCAGTAATCACTTTAAATGTACCTACCGCATCTGCAACTAATCGTGGCGCATTAAGTTCTGCTGATTGGACTACGTTTAACAACAAAGGTAGCGGAACTGTTACAAGTGTTGGTGGAACAGGAACAGTCAACGGAATCACATTAACAGGCACAGTTACAACAAGTGGTAATTTAACTCTTGGTGGCACGTTATCAAATGTTGATCTTGCAACACAAGTAACTGGTAATTTGCCTGTAACCAACTTAAATAGCGGTACATCAGCATCAGCATCTACTTTTTGGCGTGGTGATGGTTCGTGGGCAACACCTAGTGGCGGTGGAAGTGGAACTGTAACTAGCGTAGCGGCAACTGTCCCATCATTCTTGTCTGTTACTGGTTCACCAATAACGACAAGTGGCACATTGGCAATTGCTCTTGCGTCTACCCCTACTAATGGTCAGTTATTGATTGGCAATGGTACAGATTTTTCTTATGCCACTTTGACTGCTGGTAGCAACATCACAATTACAAATTCAGCAGGCGGTATCACTATCGCCTCATCTGGTGGTGGCGGTACTTCATCACCAATTCCTAAACTGCAATCTTGGTCAATCGGAGGCTTTTAAATGGCACAAAATACAAACCCAATCTTTCCACTAACGCCAGTAAATAGTTGGGTAAGTGGTGCGGCGGCTACATCGGGTACTCCTGGCCTTACCGCTAACACAACCAAAGATTTAAGTAGCGGAACAAATTACGGACCAATATTTACAGGCAAAGCAGTAGATGGTTCAAGGATTGATTTTATAAAAGCAAGACCATTGGGAACAAACGTAGCCACAGTTATTCGTATATGGATAAATAATGGTTCTGCTACTACTACTGCGGCTAATAATGCTTTGTATCTTGAAAGAACTTTATCAGCAACAACAGTATCTGAGATTGCTGAACTGCCAGATGTTATTTTGCCATTAAACATTAGTTTACCTGCGGGTTATCGTATTTACGCCACATTTGGAACAGTAGTAGCGGCTGGATTCCATTTAACTGCTGTTGGTGGAGATTACTAATGTTTACGGGTTTTGCATCCGAAAACACACCTGCAATACAGGTTTGGGATTTTTTTAGAGCCTATACTGGACAAACAAGTATTTCATTAACAGATGATTGTGCGCCTATTCAATATATTAGAACAGGTAGCAATACAACTGTTATTTATTTATATCTTCCTACTGCACCAATCGAAGGAAAACAAATAAAAATCATAAATCAACACTATGGTACTAATGCACAAATTGTGCAAATTTTTTCATCAGATACAAATGATGGTGGAACAAACAATTATATTTATACAGTAGGACAAGGACATACATTAGATCTAATTTACTCTAAAAACTTTATAAGTTTTGGAACAGGTGTTGGCTCTTTTGCAAGTGGTTGGATAACATTAAATCAATCACCAAAAGGGGCGAGAAATTTTCAATCTGTAATATTAGGTGGTTTTAACAACAACACACAATTTAGTAGTTCTTTTATAGGTGGTGGTGTATCAAATACTGCGGCTAATACTGGAATGGGATTTATTGGCGGCTCTAGTAATACAGGAAATGGTGGCAGTTCTTTTGTAGGTGGCGGTTCTAGTAATACTGTAAATGGGGCTAGTTCTGCAATTATTGGTGGAAATAGTAATAGTGCAAGCGGTACTCAATCTGCGGTTATTGCTGGAAGTAGTAACACAGCAGGTGGTACATACGCTGTCGTTGTTGGGGGAGATCAAAATACAGCAAGTGGCAATTACTCCGTGGTTGCTGGTGGTGTAAGAGGAACAGCAAGGTCTATTATTGGCAAGACAGTTTTTCCAGCAAGTAATTCACCTGTTGCTTTTACTGTTGGCGCTTCTCAAACTGCATTATTAATATTGGGAAGACAAACAACAAATGCAACTGCAACAAGGCTTGCAAGTGACACATTCTCAGCAGACACAACTAACCAAGTAATTTTGCCAAACAACTCTGCCTATGTATTTCAAGGAACTTGCATTGCTAACGTAACAGGTGGCAGCACTACATCAGGCTGGAAGTTTGAAGGCGTAATTAAAAGGGGTGCAAATGCCGCATCTACTACATTGGTTGCCGCAGTCACTCCTACTGTAATAGCACAAGATGCTTTGGCGTCTACTTGGGTATTAGCAATTACCGCAGATACAACAAATGGTGGTATAGCCGTTACTGTGACAGGGGCGGCGGCAACCACTATCAGATGGGTTAGCAGAATTGAATCAACTGAGGTAACTTTCTAATGGCACTTAAAATCTCTATTTCCACAAGTAATGTTGGTGTTCCTTTTACGGAAGCATACGCACGAATAACCAATATTCATGCAAACAAAGACCAATGCCAATATCAGGTATCTGTTTCTGCAAGTGCAGATGCTAGGCAAGCCAATGCACAAGAAGTAGCGAAACACGCCTTTTACTGTGCAACGCCAACAGGTAACTTAATGGAAAGCCTTTATGCGGATTTGAAGAATCAGGCTGGGTTTGAAGATGCCCAAGACTGTTGATGAGCAACAAGCAGAAATCTTTATGGCATATGCCAAAAAAAGACTAAAAGACAACCTACAAAAGATTGAATCCATGACTCCTGAACTGCAAAAGTACTATGAAGCCCGCTTTGACACTATGGCAACAGAGGGTTGGAAGGATTTAATGGAAGATATTGACACAATGATAAATTCGTTGAACAATATCAGTACAATCCCTGATGAAGCGTCTTTACACTTCAAAAAGGGTGAATTGTCAATACTCACTTGGCTGAGAACCTTGAAAGAGGTCAGCGAAAGAGCGTATGAGGAATTGAATGAAAAGACTATTTGATTTTGCCTGTGAAAACGGGCATAAAACTGAGAGACTTGTTGATTATGAGACAACAGGTTTTAAGTGTGAGTGCGGAGCAACAGCCAACCGAACTCTAAGCGCACCTAACTTCAAATTGGAAGGGTGGTCTGGTTCTTTCCCGTCAGAGCATGGGAAGTTCGAGAAAAAACACCTAGATAGACTGAAGTGGGAGCAAAGCAACAACTTGTAAAAAGTGCAAGTTAAATGTCCTGAGAACGATAAACACGCAGGAAAAGGAAAAATATGTTGATTGATAATGAAGATGAGTCGCCAAGTGAGTTAGACGTAGTTGAAGAACAACAGCAAGAAAGACTCCCTGAAACTGAGCAACTTTCGGACGTTCCCAATTTCTATCGGGATAAAAGTCTAGAAGATGTTATCAAGATGCATCAAGAGGCTAATAAGTTAATTGATCGTCAGGGGAAAGAAGTAGGCGAAATTCGCAAACTAGCAGATGAACTCATAAAGCAGAACCTCAGTTCTAACAAGCAACCTATTAAAGAGGAAGCACCAGAAGTAGACTTCTTTGAGAATCCAAAAGAGGCAATTCGTCAGACTGTCGATAACCACCCCGATGTAGTAGCGGGTCGCCAAGCGGCTCACGACTTCAAAAGGATGCAGATTCAGCAAAAGTTAACGCAAGAACATCCCGACTATGGTCAGGTTGCTTCAGACCCAGACTTTGCAAATTGGGTGAAATCTTCACCTGTTCGCATAAATCTGTTTGCCAAGGCTGATGGTGAGTTTGACTACGATAGTGCAAACGAATTACTTACTACTTATAAACAGTTACGTGGCATTAAGGCAAAACAGACTAGCGATGCGGGTGAAACCCAGCGCAAGACTAACCTGAAGGCGGCGGGTGTTGATGTAGGTGGTAGTGGAGAATCAGGAAAGAGGATATACAGAAGGGCTGACCTTATTCGGCTAAAAATGGAAAATCCGAACCGATATGAAGCATTGAGTGACGAGATCATGCAAGCGTATTCAGAAGGTCGGGTCAAATAATTAACTTATCGCTTTTTGGAGATTTATCATGCCTTTAGGTACAAATAATGTGACAGTAACGACTGCGGCAACGTTCATTCCTGAAATTTGGAGTGACGAAATTGTTGCGGCTTATAAAAAGAACCTCGTCTTAGCAAACTTGGTTATGAAGATGTCTTTCAAGGGCAAGAAGGGTGATGTAGTTCACGTTCCTGCTCCTACCCGTGGTTCTGCGTCTGCAAAGGCGGCTGGTTCACAAGTAACTTTGATTGCGGCAACGGAATCTGAAGTTCAGGTAGCCATTGACAAACACTATGAATATAGCCGTTTGATCGAAGACATCGTAGAAGCACAGGCTTTAAACAGTCTGCGTAACTTCTACACAGCAGACGCTGGTTACGCTTTGGCTAAACAAGTCGATACAGACTTAATTAACCTTGGACGTGAAACCAATAATGGTGCTGGTACAAACGCCTACGCAACTGGTGCGTTTATTGGTGGTGATGGTACATCTGCTTATGTTGCCGCAAGCAACAATGAGTCAGCCTTGACCGATGCCGCTATTCGCCGCACCATTCAGCGCTTGGATGACAACGATACTCCTATGGATGGTCGTTTCTTCATCATCCCACCCTCAAGCCGTAACACGCTAATGGGCTTGGCACGTTACACAGAACAAGCCTTTGTTGGCGGTACTAACAATACCATCCGCACAGGTGAGATCGGTAACTTGTATGGCATCCCTGTGTTTGTCTCAAGCAATTGCGACACAGCATCAGGTTCTGCCGCCGCCCGTGTTTGTTTAATGGGACACAAAGATTCTTTGGTTCTGGTTGAGCAAATTGGTGTGCGTTCACAAGTCCAGTACAAGCAAGAGTACCTTGCTACGCTGTTCACATCTGATACGTTGTATGGCGTTCAGATTCTCCGTGATGCGGCAAGCACAGGTGCGGCTAAGTCTGCATCTATGTTCGCTCTCTTAGTTCCTGCCTAATTGCAGTTGCGCCCCTCGCCCTAGTGGTGGGGGGACTTTTTTAACCTAATTAGGAGAAATTATTATGGCAACAGCAAGTGCAGTTGTAACTCGTAGAGGCAATGACAGTTTTCGGGGTTTATTCTCTGATACTTGGTCAGTTGTTTGTACTTTAAATGCTGGCTCATTAGTTGATGGTGCTGGTGAAACAGATGATGTAACAGTTCCAGGCGTTGCCTTGGGTGACATGGTTCTTTGTGCATCTTTGGCTGTGGATTTGGTTGGTTTGACTGTGACGGGTTATGTCTCAGCCGCCAATACAGTTAAGTTCCGCATCCAAAACGAGTCAGGTTCTACAGCAGACTTGGCATCAGCCACTATGGACATTATTATTGTCCGTATGGTGTAAGGATCGGGGGGCTTGCTCCCCTTTCTTTTAAGGATAAATATGGCTTTGTTTCGTTGCAATAAATCTGGCAATACAGTCGAATTCAGATATGACTTTGATATTGTCGAAATGCGTAGGCATCCAGAATACACAGAGGTTGATACTTCTGCTGTTGTGGAGGTTGAGAAGGTTGATGGAACAAGGCAGACACTAACTTTGAAGAAACCTATGGGTAGACCCCGTAAGGAACAACTGTTATGAGTGATATTGATGCGAGAGATTTTGGCAGAATAGAAGCCCAAGTAGAGGCTCTGCAAGTGGAAGTTCACCAATTGAGCAATGATGTTCGTGCTTTACTCGAACTAGCAAACCAGTCTAAGGGTGGCTTTTGGATGGGGATGGTCATTGCCTCTGCTTTGTCGGGCGTGGTGAGTTTCTTTGCCGCAAGGTGGATCAAGTAAGTTAACCAAGGAGAAAACTTATGATGTACGGAAAACCAAGCAAGATGCCTAAGAAAAATAGCAAAAAGGGTGTGCCTATTGCCATTATGGTGGCAGTTGGTAAGCCAAAAGGTCTGCCCATGCGTGGTCAGCGCACCGCTACCAACATGATGAAGAAGTCTGGGAGAAGTAAATGAGTTCACTATCTGGGGCAAAAACCCTTTTAAGTGCGGTAGTCGCAACTGGTGCATCTACTGCTGTGCAAGCAGACGCAGGGCAACCTGCATTTCTGCAAGTTACAGGTATAACAACCGCTACTGTTGCTTTCCAAGGTAGTTTGGATGGAACAACCTTTGCAACGATTGGTACTGCTTTGACTGCTGATGGCATTGTTACTATTGCCAATGCACCAAAGTATTTGAGAGCCAACTGTACAGCCTACACCTCTGGAACTATTACAGCAAAGGTCTTGTACTAATATGAAGAACCAGCCACACTATTTGCCTGATGGGAAACTGTACAAAGGTGAGACACATAAATCTGGGTCAACTTTAATGACTGGTGCAAAGCATAGTGCAAGTAGTAAGGTTTTAACTCACACTCCTACCAAGAAGGCGAAGAAGAAATGAAACAAGGTCTATATGCCAATATCAATGCCAAGCAAGCAAGAATTAAGGCTGGCTCTGGAGAAAAGATGCGTAAGGTTGGTAGCAAAGGTGCGCCAACTGCTGATGCATTTAGACA